GAAAACTTCGATTGGCTGTTTGTTCCCGCCGAACACAACGGTAACACCGCCGTTCCTGTCGGTGACTACTATTGGAACTATAACGCTGGTTGGCGGGTCGCTAGATTGGGCGGTAGATGGAATGATGGTCTGGACTCGGGGGCTTTCTATTGGTATCTCGACGGTGCCGCTTCTAATCGCTATCGGAGTATCGGCGGGCGGCCGGTGTATATCCCGTCCAAAAAGGCCGCGTAAACAGGCCATTTAACAAGTAAAATTGGGTGGTTCAAGGAGTATTGTTGTTTACAAACGATTGGCAACAAGCGGCAGATGAAAAGAAACCATAAAAAGGTCACTAAATTAGGCAGTAAATGGAATAATGGTCTGAAATCAGGGACTTTCTATTGGAATCTCAACAATGCCACTTCTAATCGCAATCGGAATATCAGCAGGCAGTCAGTAAATGCACGATACAGCCGGGGTAAATCAAAAACGCCCCGGCTGTTTCTATATAATCTCTGTATTCTTGAATACCCTGCCACATGGCAAAACAGTCAGCCCGCAAGGGAAGTTAAAAATAACTTTTAGCTGTATTGGTAGACTTTGAAAATTAACTTTCAAACAATTTTCAGAGGTTGAAGATTCGGTTTCAAGTGCATACAAAAGGAACATTCAATAAATGAAGCGTTACGGAAATCTTTATCAAAAGATTTGCTCAATGGACAATTTGAAAGAAGCGCACAGGAACGCGAGAAAAGGAAAGGGCTGGTACGCTGAAGTAAAAGAGGTTGACACACATCTTGAAGAATACTTAACAAAACTTCAGGAAATGCTTGTCAATCACACTTATCACACATCCCCTTATGAGAAGTTCATAAGGAAAGAAAACGGAAAAGAGCGGGAAATCTTCAAACTCCCTTACTTCCCGGATCGTATTTGTCAATGGGCGATTTTGCAAGTCATTGAACCGTACTTGTTGCGAAACATGACAAGCACCACCTATTCAGCAATACCGGGAAAAGGGATTCACGCCGCCTTGCGTGATGTTCAAGAAGCAATGCGGAAAGATGTTCCCAACTGTCAATTCTGTTTCAAGTTGGATGTGCGGCACTTCTACCCATCCATAAATCACGCAATCCTAAAGGCAAAGTTCAGAAAGTTGTTCAAAGACGCTGAATTGCTTTGGTTATTGGATGAAATCATAGACAGCATATCCACAGCAAGCATTGAGGATATGCGCAACATCTGGTTACTTGATGAAGATATTGACCCGGAAACAGGTATCCCGATTGGTAATTATCTGTCGCAGTATTGCGGTAATTTCTACTTATCTTCGTTCGATCATTGGCTCAAAGAGAAAATGCACGTCAAGCACGCTTTCCGCTATATGGACGATATTGTTATTTTCGGAAGCAGTAAAGAAGCACTTCACAAACTGCAAAAGGAAGTTAAACGATACTTCAAAACGGAACTGCATTTGACTGTAAAAGGCAACTGGCAAATCTTCCCGACTTATGTTCGCGGATTGGATTTTGTGGGGTACAGATCGTTTTTGAACTTCACCTTGCTAAGAAAAAGCAGTTGCAAATCTTTCAAGCAAAAGATGAACAGTATTCGCAAGAAAACCGAAAACGGGCAGATGATGCGATATTCGGAATGGTGTTCCATCAATTCTTACAAGGGCTGGTTAAAGCACTGTGATAGTTACAGGTTACAGGCTAAGTATATCGCGCCCGTACAGGCGGACGCTGATAGATACTATCAAGAAGTAATTCAGAGAAAGGCGGCTTAAAAATGGTTGACTATGGCAAAGTAAAAAGCACGATCAAGCCCGAAAGCGTTGTGATTGACGATTACAGCGTTTGGGAAAATACCAACATTGAAGCGGTTTCCGAAAACGTAGGCACGGAAACCGAGTTCAACGGCTTCGAGTACAACATGGTTCAGTATGATAAGAATGAGTACATTCTGAAACAGGCACAGGCCAACGCTGAACTGTCCGATCAGCTTACGGAAACACAGCTTGCGCTGTGCGATGTGTACGAGATGATCCAGTAAGAAAGGGGGTTCCATCATGGCTAAGGTATACGCTGATCTGATCCGCAAAGGCAAAAAGACCCTTGACGATGTTCCCGAAAAGCTGAAAGCGGAAGTCAAGGCGATTCTGGACGGTGAAAAGGATTGATTTTCAATCTTTTCATAATTCTATTCAGAAAGGTGGTGAATGATATGGCTATTATCTATGCAACCCTTATCATTAAGGGCAAGAAAACTTTCGCGGACGTTCCCGACAAGCTGAAAGCACAGGTCAAGGACGTTCTGGAAAGCCTTGAATGCCCCGAACTGGCAGAGTAAGGAACTTACCCGGATGAAGTAAGAAAAGCCGCTGTGTGGGCTTCTAAACGCCTGTACAGCGGCTTTTGCTTTATCACAACGAAAATTTGAAAGGATGAATGAACATGAAAGACAAAATCTGTGTTGCTATTGGCATTGCAGGGGGGTACATCGCTTCTCTGTTTGGTGGGTGGGATGCCGCACTGAAAACCCTGATCCTGTTCATGGCGGTGGATTATGTCACCGGGCTTATGGTCGCGGGCATTTTCCACAATTCCCGCAAGACTGAAACGGGATCGCTTGAAAGTCTGGCGGGATGGAAAGGGCTGTGCCGCAAGGGTGTTTCTCTGCTGATCGTCCTTGTGGCTTGCCGCCTTGATCTCATTATGGGTTCTAGCTTCATTCGTGACGCAACGGTTGTGGCCTTTGTCGCCAATGAAACCATCTCCATCATTGAGAACGCGGGCTTGATGGGTGTTCCCATTCCCGAAATCATTGTGAAATCTATTGAAGTGCTGAAGAACAAAGCAGAGAAAGAGGACGGTTGATCTTATGTCTACGCTTATCACGTTCAAGGCCGGGGACAAGACCCCGATTACCAAAAACTTCACCCGAAACGAATTTCAGTGTTCGTGCGGCTGTTCGGCGCAGATGGTGGACGAAATGCTTGTGCAGAAGTTGCAGACTATCCGCACCGTGTACGATACTCCGCTGAAGATCACAAGCGGCTATCGGTGCGTAAAGCACAACGCCGCTGTGGGCGGGGCTAAATCGTCTAAGCACCTGTACGGCATTGCCGCAGATGTGAAAGACCCCACGGGCAAACTCAACCCCGTTGCTCTTGCGATTCTGGCAAGTAACACTTTCGGCGGTGTGGGTGTGTACTGGTACGGCACGGCGGCTTTTGTTCATGTGGACGTGCGCAAAACTAAAGCAACTTGGCTTTGCACTCAAAAGGGCGTGTACAGCTACACTTCCCACCACGCTTTCATCATGCCCACCGTCCGGCGCGGCAGTTCCACGCAGACCGAAAAAAGCGCAATCAAGATGCTTCAGCGGTTGCTTGGTTTGCCCGTTGATGGCATTTTTGGCAAGAACACCGAAAACGCTGTGAGAGCGGCACAGAAAGCCCACAATCTGGCCGTTGATGGTATTGTGGGAAAGAATACATGGTGCGCCATTGCTGGCGTAGAATGAAAGGTAGGCGGCTAATATGAAGAATCTGGTTAGTGTCGAGTGGTGGACAGCGGCAGGGGTTCGCGCGGCTAAGACTGCCGTACAGACCGGGCTTGCAATGTTCGCAACACAGGCGGCAAGCGGTACGCTCAATGTGGAGCTGATCGCGGAAACTGCCTTTATTGCGGGCGTTGCTTCGCTGGGTACGTCCCTTGCTGGACTGCCTGAAGTGAAACAGGAAAACTAACGGTTTTCGTGTTACTAACTTGTTACTAATTGGCAAGTTTTCAGCGATTCGCAAAGAACCGTAAATATTGAACTATCTTGAAAAATTAGGTTGGTTCAAGGGTGGAAACACCCCGGAATTTGTGATACAATATCATCATCTGCAAGACAGTAAAAACTTATAAAGAATCGTAAGGGCGTATGTATATTGCAAAGCAATATACCACTACACTAGTTCCCTTATATAAAATGTATCCGAAGAAACTGTAACTGGTTTCTCGGATTTTTGTGTTACAAACTTGAATGGATGACCATTGAATGGTATGAATAAGCGGGTGAAATGGGATTGAGGTCAACCACAACAAGAAATCTGAAAGAATGCTGTACAAAACTAATGCTTCTTACAATCACAATTATTGCTGAAATCACGATTGGTATAGAGGGAGATGCTAGAGCGTTTTATCTGACGGTGTTATTACAAGCAATAAATACAATTGCAGACGTGATGGGGTATTTGGAGACTTCCTCTTATGAGTTCTGTTGCATACGTAGAGAAGTAATGGTTCTCGGAGCAAACGCGCTGGCAATTATTATAGCGGTATGTTATTCTTTTTCTGCTGAAACAAATGTGATTCATAAGGCACTTGAAAATATGGCAGTAATCATTATCTGTGCCATTCTTGTCGCAGCAGTTCTAGGAGCACTAGGACGGGAACTCAAGATACATATAGATTTATTAAAACCGAAGAGTAATGAACCGCATCAGAATGATGACTCTGATATTTCGACATCATGGGAAGACCGATAAATTGTAGGAGGCACTTTGGAAGATGAATGTGGCATTTATAATTGTAGCACTATTGATATTTATAGGATATGGATGGGGAGTTCTTTTTCCGGTCAATTCTTCGGAGAAAATCCTTTTAAACCGTGAGATTGTAAACAGGCGAGGATCTTGGCGATTCGCTATGGATCAAATTTTGCAAAAAAACAATTTAGAATTGCAAATTAAACGAGAAGCCAGAAAAAAAGTCAGATAAGGGTAAATGAACTATGACGCAAGAGTCGATTTTTGCAATTTTACAAGAAAAAGATGTTCAAGAACAGTGGCTTAATATTTGCAGATTGCACAGAATAACAAAGGAATATCTTCTGGTAGCAGAAGAAGTATGTGAAGAAGGTGTTCTTTTCTTTCAGCCGTTAAAGGAACATAGAGATGCCTATGATCATGTTATACGAACGTTCTCAATTGATTTAAAGAAAGTTCCAGAAGATGTGGATTGCAAACTGTATGTGAAGAAAAACTTGGAAAAAGCATACGGACATGAGTATAGAGCTTTTTTTGATACGGCAGATTGGCTGTCATACAATCTAAGAAAAAGCATCCGAGAGAGACTTCGCAAAATGTCTAAACGGGAAAAAAAAGAATTTATTCAGCGAAGCGGCGGAGAGGCTTTTTTAGAAAGGATGAATCAATATCCTTTTAAGGTGGCAGAGATGAGAGGCGATAAGGATATCGGGATGGCTTCGAATGATAGTCCGATTCGCGAGTATCAAAACATACTAGATGAAATGATTGCAATATATAAGAGCATCGGAGAATAGTTTTCCGAATTTTGGATTGCCTTTAAAAATGTAAAGCACTAGAAAGTTGAATGACGGTTTCAAACGGTAAGGTTCCATCTGCGAGCCTTACCGTTTTTCTTTTGCCTTAAATAAAAAATTAAAACTGTATTCCAAAACGGCTCTGCGGATTCCTATTAGTGTAGGGGTTTTCAAAATCTTTTGTGAAACGGTTTTCCTCTAGTTTTATGAGTGGAAAATAAACAAAATCTATATTCTAAAATTAGTCAGTTCAACAAAATTTGAAAATCTGGTTGCCAAACAGCCATTTTAGATTGTTATAGGTAGAGGGGAACGTTGGAAAAATGAATTTTCTTTGAATTTTCAAAAGACCCGGTTTAAAAACACCCCTTAAAGTGTGTATAGGGTGTAAGGACTATTTTTCCAGATAGATCGTTTCTCTGTGGCTTCACTTGTGAAAGCCCCTGGCTTCTTAAAAAGTCACATCGCACCTTGAAAATCGCATGAGCCACCCCAGCAGGATACCTCCGGTACTGAATGTGCATTCTGCGCATCTTACCAGAAAACACGCCGGAGAAAATCGGGCAGGAACGGGCTGGGACAGAGTGGACGGTAGTTAAGAGCAAGATTAGCCTTTGTATACGAAACCGCTCCTACGGGCAGTTTCTCCACGGCGGCATCTTGATGGGGATTGCGCTCCCCATACCCTCACATCGTGCAAAATCACATGATTTTGCCCATTGGTGGCCTGCTGCAGCAGGTCACAGCCGGAGTGCAGATGCACTGCCGGGAAAATCAAATTCTTGATTTTGGAAAGGAGACCCCATGCCAAGAACGAAGAAAAAAGTGAAATCTATCGTAAAGACAAAAGTAATCTCCGCACGAGTTACAGAAGTAGTACATGAACTTTTACACCGGCAGGCAGAAGATGCCGGAATGACCCTCTCTGAATTTACAGCGCAGATACTGATGAAAGGCCGCGTGAATACCTCGTATGTGTTCTATGTCCACCCGGACGAGATCGAAGCAATCACACGGGAGTTTGCCGCCATCGGGAACAACCTGAACCAGATCGCGGCTTTCTTCAACAGCGGCGGTATCCAGTCCCGTGCGATGCACGAAAACATCAACCATGCGATTGCCTGTATTTTTGAGATGCGGGAACAAGTCGCAGAAATGGCAGGAAAGAACTATGGCAATATTAAAGCACATCGCAAGTAAGAGTTCCAACTATGGTGCTGCACTGGAGTATCTGATTTTCAAACATGATGAGCTTCGGAAAACTCCGATCCTTGACCAGAACGGAAATCGTATCATGCGAGATGAGTTTTATCTGGACGGTCTGAACTGTGAACCCTATTCCTTTGATGCGGCCTGCCAGCAGCTGAACCGCGAGTACCAGAAAAACAAAAACAAGAATGAAATCAAAAGCCACCATTACATCATCAGCTTTGATCCACGGGACAGCACAGAAAATTGTTTGACGGGTAAACGGGCGCAGGAGCTTGGACTGGAATACGCAAAAGCCAACTTTCCGGGACATCAGGCATTGGTCTGTACGCACATGGATGGTCACAATGGCAGCGGCAACATTCATGTCCATATCGTAATCAACAGTTTGCGAAAGCTGGATGTACCTAAGCAGTCCTTTATGGAACGACCCATTGACTGCAAGGCAGGGTACAAGCACCATGTGACGAACGAATACCTGAAGCACTTGCAGAAATCCCTCATGGATTTGTGCCGCCGCGAATTTCTGCATCAGGTCGATTTACTGTCACCATCCAGAACGGGTGTGACCGAAGCGGAGTATTGGGCACAGCGGCGGCTGGATGAGAAAAAGCAGGAAATCGAAACGGAAGGATAAAACTGTTTGGGCGTGACCGCCATCCGGCTGAATGCCGGTGCAGGCAGGCTACAAGGGAAAAGCAAGAGAAAGAAGAACGTGCAAGGCTGCATTACGAGAAAGTGCAGCGGCTGAAGCTGCAGGGCTTTACCGACTGGGCGATGCAGCACTGGACATTTGCAAACGATCACGGGCAAAATCCACAGATGCAGCTGGCACAGCGGTATGTGGTCCACTGGCCGGAAATGCGGGAAAAGAATGTGGGGCTGCTGCTCTGGGGCGGTGTTGGTACAGGCAAGAGTTTTATGGCGGGCTGCATTGCCAATGCCCTGATGGAACAGGAAGTGGCCGTCTGCATGACGAATTTTGCCCGAATCATGAATGAACTGAATAACGCCTTTTCCGGGCGAAATGAAGTCGTGGACAGGCTCTGCGGCTATCCGTTGCTTGTCATTGACGATTTCGGCATGGAGCGGGGCACGGAATATGCGCTGGAGCAGATTTACAACATTATCGACAGCCGTTACCGCAGCCGAAAACCACTGATCGTTACCACGAACCTGACCCTGACGGAGTTGAAGAACCCGCAGGATACCGCTCACGCCCGTATCTATGACCGTCTGCTGGAACTGTGTACCCCGATTGCCTGCACAGGCCCCAGCATGAGAAAGGATATAGGACAGGCAAAATTGAACTTGCTGAAAACACTTCTGGCTTGAATGGGAGGAACGCGATTGCAAGAAAACGGCAGAATGAATTGGCTCCAGATGAAGAACCGGGACATCCGCACGATAGAACAGCATGAACTGCAGGAACTGCCGCAGGATGCAGTGGAACACGGATTGCCGCAGGAGGAAAGGCTGAAAAATCTGCTGGATAAAGTCGGAAATCCTTACTGCTATCTGGACAACGGAATCATTGTGAAGCTGAACTTTGCACCGAGAGGGAGCAGTACACTGTCTGAGCGCATTGGCAGGTGCTTTCAGTCTGCCAGCTGAAAAGGCAGAGAAACTTTCGGCAAGCTGCTGAAAAATCACACAGAAAAATTTCACACTTTAATGCGATAAAGCGCTGGACAAAGGATGAGGATTCTGGTAAGCTGTTTGTGGGTAAGAAAATAGGAATGTGCCAGCTGAGCAAAGTTTGCTCGGCAGGCTTGTTCTACATAGAAAAATGTGGAGCCTTTCGCTTCTCTGACGAACAGTATTGCCGATTCGTTAAGGAGGTGGAAGGCTTTTGTTATACCATGATATAAAGTTACAGAAGAAACCGCAGCAAAATTCAACTCGTTATCGTACAGCCTTGTATTTACGCTTATCCCGTGAAGATGGCGATAAAACAGAGAGCGACAGTATTGCAAACCAGCGCACACTGCTGGAAGCCTATGCCGCAGACCACCTGGAACTGTGCATCGTGGATGAGTTTGTGGACGATGGTTACTCCGGCTCGAACTTTGAACGGCCTGCGTTCCAAAACCTGTTCAGGGAACTGGAGCAGGGGACCATCAACTGCATTCTGGTGAAAGATTTGTCCCGCTTTGGACGGAATTACATTGAAGTGGGACGTTATCTGGAACGCATTTTTCCGGTCATGCGGGTTCGGCTGATTGCAGTGACGGACAACTATGACAGTCAATCTGCGTGGAAGACCAGCGATTCCATCATGGTTCCAATGCGGAACCTGCTCAACGATGCGTACTGCCGGGACATTTCCGTCAAGATCAAGAGCCAGCTTGTGGTTAAGCGCAAACGCGGCGATTTTGTGGGGAGCTTTGCAGCGTATGGATACCGGAAGGATCCTGCCAATCATACCAAACTGATCGTGGACGAACTGGCAGCAGAAACGGTACAGAACATTTTCCGCTGGAAGATCAGCGGCATGAGCAATCAGGGCATCGCAGACCGCTTGAATGCGGAGAAAGCACCATCTCCTGCGACACGAAAGTTGCAAAGCGGTGCAAAGCTGAGCCTGCATTTCCGCAAAAGCGATGAGCCGCCGTGGTCTGCCAAGGCAGTGGACCGCATTCTGCACAACGATGTCTATATCGGAAAGCTGGTGCAGGGAAAGACAAGGAGACTGGACTATCGCTCCAAAAAGAAAATGAATGTGCCGATGTGGGACTGGGTAATCGTGGACAATACCCATGAAGCAATCATTTCGGCAGAGCAGTTTGAACTGGTGCAGCGGATTCTGGAAACCGAAACTCGCAGGCCGAACGATGCCGAAACGGTGGCCCTGTTTGCGGGATTTCTTTACTGTGGGGACTGCGGCAGCCGGCTGGTGCGCAGGTCGGCCAGCTATAAAGGAAAGCGGTACATCTATTATCAGTGCTCCGGCAGCAAACAGAACAAAGGCAGTTGCACGAGCCATAATCTGCGGGATGAAAAACTCCATAACATTGTGCGGAATGCGCTCCAGATGCAGATCCAGATCGTGATGGAGGAAGCAGAGTTTGCAGAAAGCATCCGGCAGGCCCAACAGGAACCCTACCGTGTGCGGCGCATCGAACGGCAGATTCGGCAGCTGACTGCAGAAAAGGCCCATACACAAGGCATTAAGGAAAAATTGTATGGGGATTACGCAGAGGAAATCCTCACACGGGAGGATTTCCTGAACTACAACGAACTGTACAGCAAGCGGATCGAAGAGTATGACCGCAAAATCACAGAACTGGAAGCAGAACAGCAAAACCTACAGACTGCTCCAAACGCTTATCCGTTTCTGGATGTGTACCGTAAGTATCGAAAATTGGAAGAAATCACCCGTCCGATGGTCGTGGAACTGATTGAGAAAATCGAAGTGTATGAGGGCAATCGGGTAGAAATTACGTTCCGATTCCACGATGAAATTGCGGACCTGCTGGAAGAACTGCATCAAAAGCAGATGGGGCAGTGTGAAGTGTCTGCTTAAAAGGAGGCTGTGACTTATGGCAAGAGTAAGCAAGAAGGTAAGTGTGGCGCAGCGGGAAGCGGAGAACGCACCGCACCGTATCTGGAAAACCGCAATTTACGCACGACTGTCCGATTTTGATGATGTACTTCGGGATACGGAATCGCTGGAAGTGCAGATTTCTTACATCAAAGAGTATATCAATCACCGGGATGATCTGATGCTGCTGGATGTGTTTGCGGACAAGCGGTGCACAGGGATGAACTTTGACCGCCCGGAATTTGAACGGCTATTGAAGGCGTTGCAGAATCGAAAAGTCAACTGCATTGTGGTAAAGCTGGTACGGAAAAGCTCTGGAAAAAGCAAACTCCAATCAAAAGAAATAGCTACAAAACGTGAAATTGAACAGGCGTCAGGCAATATCGTTCGACTGGAATCACAGAAGCGCAGCGGCTATGAGCAGTATGTTCTCGGAAAACTTTCAAAGGAGAAATTTCTGGAACTGAAGCAAGGTGTAGAAAATGAAATCGTATTACTGAAGCAGACAAAATCTGAAAGAGAGAAAGAACTGGCCGTTGTTCAAGAAGAATTGCAGCAGAAAAAGCAGATCGCAGGAAACACCGAAGTCCTTTTGACGGTAGATAATCTGCTGCAGTATGTAAAGAAAATTGAAGTGGACCGCGAGAAAATCACTTGCACGGAATTTTCGTTCTAACGAAAAAGGAGAACAAAGCAATGAAAGAGAAAATCTACGATGCCCGGACAGGGATGGAATATTCCTTAGTTGGAAATTGTTACCTGCCAGCCTTGAAACTGCCACGGACTCGTCCGATTGGCCGATGGGGAATGCTGCACAAGGCGTACCTGAAACTACGAAAACCAGCCTATTATCAGAGCCTGCTGCTGAGTGGAAAACTGGATGCTGTTTTGGCAGACGTGGAAGAGCATGCAGCAGAACGATATGAGGTTTTGATTGAGCAGATGAGCCAACGGGAGGGCATTTCGGAAAAACTGAAAGAAGAAAATCAGATGGAATGGGTACGCCGCATGAGTAATCTGGAAAATCGTGCAGCGGAAATTGTAAAGACAGAATTGATTTATCCGTTTGAAGGGCGGTGAGCAGCAGATGATCGGAACCTATTATCGACTTTCCTTTGCGGACGAGGATGTGGGAACAGATAAGGCTGAGAGCAACAGCATTCAGGGTCAGCGCGGACTGGTAGAGGGGTACATCATGGCTCGCCCGGAACTGGCTGCAGAGCCGCGACAGGAGTATGTGGATGATGGCTATTCCGGCACATCCACAAGCCGCCCGGCGTTCCAGCAGCTGATTCAGGACGCACAGGATGGCAAGATAAAAACAATCATCGTAAAGGACTTTTCACGGTTTGCCCGTGATTACATTGAGGCAGGCGATTATATGGAGCGCATCTTCCCGCTGCTGGGCGTTCGCTTTATCTCTGTCAACGATGAGTATGACAGTGGAATGCAGGCTGGGAACGATGTGCGCGGACTGGAAGTAGCCATCAAGAACATCATCAACGCATCCTACAGCCGGGACCTCTCCGCTAAAATCGCAGCAGCAGACCATGTGATGCAGAAAAAAGGAATGTATCTCGGAGGATACCGCCCGTTTGGATTTCTGCCGGACCCGAACGATTGCCATAAGCTGATCCTCGACCCGGTAGCCAGTCGATATGTGCGGTTGATCTTTGAACTGGCATTGCAGGGCAACAGAACAGGCACCATCGCCAAAATCCTGAATGAAAAGCAGATCCCGACCCCGGCAGCATATCATGTGGCGGAAAACCATGTGTACAGTGAGCAGAAAGCATGGGATCTGCAGCGCAGCCATTGGACAAGTGGAACGGTTTACCATGTTCTGAAAAATGAGAAGTATAAGGGAACCTATGTGGGCGCGAAATTCATTATGCCGGTTCCCTGTAAGCATCGGGTTCTGCGCGCTCCTTTGGAACAGCAGGTACGAATTGAGGATAGCCATGCCGCCATTGTGACCCCGGAGGAATTTGAACAGGCACAAATGGTCATCATGCTGCAGCATGGGAAGCACCAGGCCGGGAACTACACAAAACGCCAGTATCCCTTGAAAGGCAAGGTCTACTGCGGCTACTGCCAGAAACTGATGAAATATCGTGTTCTCAAGAAGCTTGGCCCCTCGTTTAACTGCAGATTCTCAGCCACAGCGGTGGACAGTCCCTGCAAGCGAATCCCGATCTCTGAGGAATTGCTGGAAGAGATTGTCCGAAACGCACTGACAGTGCAGATAAAGCAGGCGGAGCATGTACTGGAAATCCTGCACGAACGGGAACGCAAAGCGTTGATTTGCTTTTCCGCACTGGAACGGCAGGAAGAAAAGCTGAGTGCAGAAAAGGCAGAGATCGTAAAACAGCGCATTGCACTGTATGAGCAATACGCCGACGGAAATATAAGCAAGGAAGAATTCGTCCGGCAGAGAGACGCCTACAGAGCGCAAGAAGATGAACGAATGGAGCAGATTCAACGACTTCGTGCCGAGAAAAATCAAATTTTCCTGCCAGTAAGGAAAGATGCTGATAATTTGCAGACTGTCGTAAGTGCAGCAGAAGAAGCAGGCGATGTGATGCGCTTATCACAGAATGTGGTGGAAACCTTTATTGACCGCATTGAGGTTTTCAACGATGAGCGTGTGAAAATTCGTTTTACATTTGAAGATGTGCTAGCAGGCTATGCAGAATGAGTTGTAGTCGAAATCACTGCTGTAAGCAGAGTTTTTCTTGTAAGAACACGAGATTCATGGTATCATAAGAGCAAGGAAAAGTCTGTGCATGGCTACGCGAAAGGAGCAGCAGAGATGAAAGAAATGAATATTCCCGTTGGAGTTTCGGACTTTGAAGAAATTCGAAAAAATGGGTATTACTATATTGATAAATCGGGACTGATTGGAGAACTGCTCAGTAGAACAGGAACGAAAGTAACGCTTATCACTCGTCCCCGACGCTTCGGTAAGACATTGGGCATGAGTATGCTGGAAAACTTCTTTGACATCCGCAAAGACAGCAGAAAACTGTTTGAGGGACTGGAAATTACAGAAAACCAAGCATTGTGCGTTGAGTGGATGAACCAGTATCCGACAATTTTTGTTTCATTTCGACAAGTAGATGGACTGAATTTCACCGGGGCATACGATATGCTTACAATGGTGATAGCAGATTTGTACAATAAACATCTTTATTTGCTTGATAGTGAAAATGCTACAGAGTTCCAAAAAACAGCGTTTGAGCATCTTGCACATGGCAGTGGCTCCATAAAAGAAGTTAAGAGCAGCCTTATGCTTTTGACAACGATGATGCAAAGTTATTATGAAAAGCCTGTAATTCTTCTTATAGACGAGTATGATGTACCCGTAGCAAAAGCAAACAACAACGGTTATTATGATGAAATGCTCGATGTCATGAAAGGCCTGATGCAAGCACTGAAAGACAATCAAGCCCTTCGTTTTGCAGTTGTTACAGGTTGCTTGAAGATTGCGAAAGAGAGTATCTTTACAGGAACCAACAATTTTGTATCGGATACTATCACAAATTCTCGGCTGAACGAGTATTTCGGATTTGTACAGAGTGAGGTCGACCTGCTGCTAAAGGATGCTGACTTGACAACGCAGGCTGAGAACATCAAAAAATGGTATGATGGATACCATTTCGGAGCCTTTGATGTTTACTGCCCGTGGGACGTAATGAATTACATGCTGGAACTGCAGCGCAATCCGAAAGCTAAGCCTATCAGCTACTGGAAGAACACCAGCGATAATGCCATCATTCGTTCCTTTATTGACTATGCAGGCAGTACCATCACAAATAAACTTGAAACGCTGATGGCTGGTGGCTGCATCGTTCAGCGTGTAGATGAAAACCTGACCTATGATTATCTGCATTCCTCAGAAGACAATCTTTGGAGTACGCTGTACCTGACAGGGTACTTAACCAAGGCGCGTGAAGAAGATTATAAGGGTGAGTTGCCGGATGGCATGGTTGCCCTTATGATTCCGAATGCAGAAATCAAAGAGATTTTTGAAACGACAGTCATCAAATGGTTCGATGACAGTACGAAGAAGTGGAATCGAAACGCGCTGTTTGATGCGGTCTGGAACGGTGACAGCGATGGCATTACGAAAGAGATGAATGTATTGCTCCGGCGTACCATCAGCTACCATGACTATCGGGAAGACTTCTATCACGCTTTCCTTGCGGGCATTTTTACAGGTGCTGGATATATGGTAGACTCCAACAAGGAGCATGGAGAAGGCCGAAGCGATGTGGTTGTTTACGATTCCATCAATGCTCGCGTTGCAATCTTTGAAGCAAAGTACACGAAGGTATTGGAAAATCTGGAGAGTGAGTGCGATACGGCTTTGCAGCAAATTGATGATAGGATGTACGCAAAGGAGTATGAGGACGACTATGATCAGATTCTTTGCTATGGCATTTCGTTCTTTAAGAAACGCTGCATGGTGAAGAAAAAGTGACAGCAACTATCATTAGTAAAATAAAAAATCTATGAGAAACGGGTGATGATAAATATGACAAACGTAGAATATATAGACTATTTCGAAAAGATTATTGCAAATGAACCGGAAAATATGCAGAGGGCGTCGGCAATATCGACCAGAGTGGCAACGCTGGGGTGTTCTGTGCCTTTTTCAATTTTGGCCAGAAATTCACGACTGCGATTGATTTTAGAGGCTAAGGCTTCCTGGGTGATATTGCCACACTGCATTCTGAAATAACCAATACGTTTTCCCAAAGCAACATAATTGACGGACATAAGTAAATCTTCCTTTCGAATGCCCGCATAAGAGTACTTTTATTATCTGGCCTATGAAAAAACGAATCAAGAAGAACGAAAAGAGCAGCCAACATAGAAGTCAGAATTTTCGTTTTTCCCCTCTAGCGGAGATGGCTTCTGAGGCCAAAATGTGACCCAGTAGGTCACATTTTAAGGAACAAGTGACCTGCTGGGTCACAGAAAAATTATCTGACAGGTGTATAATAAAACCATAAAATTGAACAGCACGATAATGTGAGTGAGAACGAAGTGAAAAAGTTACTGACGCTGTACAGCGGGGTTCAGTTAACAGATGTACTTTCATTTGTATAGAGAAAATGATGAAAATGTGGCTCAGAATTTGGCGGGGCCACCCCTAGCGGTTGTGTGTTCTGAGGCAATTTTGTGAAGTGTTACATCACAATTTGCTGCACATGTGAAGTGCCACTTCACAGAAAAAATCATCTGATAAGAGTATAATAAAAGCATGAAATCAAGCTGCGAAAATAAAGTGGGGAAAACGAAATGGAACGGCTGCTGACACTGTATAGCGAAGTTCAGTCAACGGATGTACGGTGGCTGTGGTATCCCTTTATTGCAATCGGGAAAATCACACTTCTGCAAGGTGATCCCGGCGATGGAAAATCTACCATGATGATGAATCTGATTGCGGAACTTTCAACAGGAGGTAAGACCCCGGACGGATGCAAAATTGGTGCGCCGCAAAAAGTGATTTATCAGTGCTCGGAGGATGGCGTTTCAGACACGATAAAGCCCCGTTTGGAACGCTGCGGAGCAGACTGCCGGAAGATTGCCTTCATCAATGAAGAGGTTTATAACGGCCTCACATTGGATGATGAGCGCATCCGTCAGGCAATCATTGAATTTCGGCCTCGATTGGTCGTGATCGATCCGATTCAGGCTTATCTTGGCAGCGATTCGGATTTGCAAATCGCAGGCAGAGCGCGGAAACTCATGCGCCGCCTTGGAATGTGGGCTGCTGGTTACGACTGCGCTATCGTTCTGATTGGACACCTTAACAAAAAAGAAGGCTCCAAAGGGCTGTACCGCAGCCTTGGCAGCATTGATGTTGTGGCAGCAGCACGAAGCGTCCTGCAGGTGGAGCGAGATACCGAGAATCCTGATATAAGAATCGTACATCAAATCAAAAACAGTCTTGCGCCTACGGCAGAAGACATCCGCTTTTCCATTTCTGCCGACAAGGGCTTTCGATGGCTGGAATGCAGGCCACAGCTTTTTGAAAAACAACAGCCGGACGCCGAACCTAAATTTGATACAGAGCAACAGAAAGCTGCCTATTGGATCAAGCATTTCCTTGAAAAAGGCGATATGAGTGCAAATGAAATTTATTGCCGTCTGGACAATGAGGGTGTCAGCAAACGAGTGGCGCGGATGGTAAAAACGGAAATGGGAATCCACTGCTACCAGAAGAAGCGGAGATGGTATTGGAGTGTTCAGCTGGAAGAAGGAGCTATGAATGGACCGCAAGTATAAGGTTGGTGGCTATGTGAAACTTGCAAAACTGTGGGAACGCTCCAAGGATGTAGCAGTAGCCTATCATAGTTCCTATTACGCTGAAAGGTTCAGAGATGATGTGGATAAAAGGCTGGTTGGTGTCTATATTGACATCACAGGAAATAAGGAAATTTACAAACGCCCGGAAATGGTGCATCTGCTCAAAGATTGCAAAAAGGGTGCCGTCAATCTGATTTTTTCACAGACAAGAGCCTACCTTGCGGCGAATACCTGTGATTTCTGTTTCCTGTTGAAATATCTGTTTGACATACCGATGCGAGTGGACGTTGTTACGGATGATGACGACCAGAGAATCGACACCATTCTTGATGTTGATAACCAACGGCAAAGTCTGAAAGAATTAGCCGAAAAATACACATCAATCCGTGAGAAAGAATATCTTGCATGGAAAGCACGACTAGAACATGAAATGGAAAAGGCTGATGGAAAATGAACGAAGGACAGTATGATTCAAAAAATGTAGAACATATTTCAATAGAAAATATCGAAGTTGTGTCCAATGGAATGGATTGGAAAAGCAGGCATTTGGAAGCTGAAAAGAGAAAAGCTGAAATCCGCGACAGAATCCATAAGCAGACTGAACAGGACCAGAAATCAGCAAAAGATTATTTCCGCCCTGCAAAGCCGACCCCATCAATTTATGACAGTGACCTAAAACGTGTGGCCGTTTATGCCCGTGTCAGCACATCTAGCGAAGAACAGATTTCCTCCATTGAAAATCAGACTCTATACTACACCAAAAAGATTGCAGAAACGGAAAACTGGAATCTGCAGGATATTTACAGTGACGAGGGAAAATCGGGTACTTCACTGCGGAAACGGGATGCGTTTAAGCGAATGATGCGAGATGCCAAAGACCAGAAGATGGATTTGATTATCTGTGCCAGCATTTCGCGTTTTGCCCGGAACTTTTCGGATTGCATGACACAGATCGCAGCTTTGAAAACCATGCATCCTGCACATCCCATCGGTGTGTACTTTGAAACAGAGAATATCTACACGCTGAATCCAAGCAGTCAATACAGTCTTGACATCCAGGCTCTTTTGGCAGACTGGGAATCGGGCAATAAGAGCCGCCGCATGATCCTTTCGTATGACCAGCGTATTATGACAGGTCAGTACCCGGTGGCTGACCTGATGGGGTATCGGCATACGAAGGATGGACAGCTTGTGATTGAGCCGGAAGAAGCAAAGACGGTACGTTTTATCTTCCTGGCATTTATTCAGGGCTATGATTACGAACAGATTGCAATGATCCTGACACAGAAGAAGCGCAGCACCCTGCGCGGCAGGCAGGAGTGGAACGGCATGATGGTGGCTAACATCATGAAAAACGAACGTCGCTGGGGTGATCTGGAAGCTCGGAAGAGCATTGTGGTGGACTACAAGTTGGGCAAGGTCACAAAGAATAACGGAAATCGCTGCTCTGCCTACGTTCCAGAACATCACGAAGCGATTGTTTCGCCGGAAATTGCACGGGCTGCACATCTTGTGGCGTCCAGCAAAAAGAAGTGCGGGGTGCAGGATATTGTAGTAATCCAGCAGGGAGCATTGAAAGGATTCGTGGGCATCCATCCGAACTGGAGTGGCATCAATGCCGAAAGCATTCGCAGCCTTTGCCTGAATGCCTATCTGCCGGAAGAAGTGGTCGAACTGAACGATATGACGGAAATGCGGTCTGGAAAGAAGTCGGATATGGCATTGTTATCTGATTATCTGACGGTTTCAGGTACTTGCTTTATCAACCAGAGCAGCCCGGTCATAACAATCTCAAAAAATGGAATCCGTTTCAGCAAAGCGTGTCATACCCGCTTGGACGACTGCGAGCATGTGGAACTGCTCTATCATCCGATTCTGCAAGTCGTGATCCTGCGAAAAAGTAATCGTGACGCTTCAACAGCGATACATTGGGAAAATAAGGATAAGATTTGCAGCAGTTTTTCATCCAGGGCGTTTTCAGGGGTGATATTTGAAGCAATGAACTGGAAATGGAGTTGCCGTTACCAGTGTCGTGGTATCTGCCGTGGAGAGGAAAATGCAAGGTTCCTAATTTTTGAATTGGATGAGTCCCGGATTTTGATTGGTAAAAATCAGTATGAACAGATTGAAGGTCGTTCGATGGATCTGAAATGTCGGCTGTATCGGAGCAAGTGGATTCAGAGCATTGCGGCCAGTGATGTGATGAAATCCGGCCAAGTCGTAGAAAACCCAATGATTGGTGCAATTCCAAGCAGAAATGAAGTTCAACGTGAACTGGATGACCTTTTAATGTCGATGTAGGAGGATTTGTGAAATGGAAGAAAAAGGTAGGGAGCAGGAACTGAGCGTTCGGGAAATCTCCTTGATTCGTGAGTTGACGCAGATACGAAAAGAACATAAAAGAGAACTGGAGTACGAAAAATTTGATGGTTATGAGCTGCCGCCGCGTACACAATTTTCCATGCTGAATAAGCCAGCAGTGAGCATAAAGTATGGCGTTATGAAATTTAATATGGCCTGCATCCGGCTTTTTGAAGGAATCAAGTATGTTCTTCCGATTCTGCACCCAAACAAGAAGCGGCTTGCGCTGATTATGTGCCCGGAAGAGGACAGTGCATCTGTTGAATGGGCAAGACAGAAGGACGAAAACTGGGTGAATAAGGATATTACATCATTGGAATTTGTGGAAAATATCTTCAGGCTCATGAACTGGAATCGGGAATGCCGTTATAAAGTGCTTGGACGGGTGGCTAATTCAGATCAGGGTCTTTGTATGTTGTTTGATTTGGAAGAAGCAATCATGTTCACCCCGAAGCCACAGGAATATACAGATCCGCTTACTGGTGAAATGAAGAAAAAGCAGATGAAATTCTTCCCGGATGCCTATAAGAACCGTATCGGAAAATCTTATAATGACTATATTGCAGACCATCAGATGAACATGTTTGAAGACTTCATTGGGTATCAGAGTTCTACTGTATTGGATGAGCCCGAACGGGAAGCAGGCACTACTTCAATACCGATTCCGCAACGTGAAGAATCTGAAAATATACCTTTGCCAGATTTACCGGGACAGCTTGAAAACGTACAACAATCGGGCAATGAGATTGCTGAGAGAGGAATGCCGACATGAATTCTGGGCGAGTTATGAACCTGCGAGTGACAATTCCGGCGGAAAGCCGGAGAATGAATGTTGGGAAAGATGTTATCCGTATTCTTGGAAGTCCGGCCTATATCTGCGTTTTGCAGAGGAAAGATCGGAAGTCTATTGCAATCACGCCGTGTGCTGCGGAGCATCCCATGTCCTTTAAGGTCCCAGACAGGCTGCTGACCGATGGGCAGTGTCGGATGATGATTAACGGAATACAGTTCATTCAGGTGTTGCTGGAAGCAAATGGTCTGGTGGCAGGAAAAGACCATCAGTTTAAAGGACGGTATGATGCCGAGAAAAATGCAGTTATCATTTCGCTTGAAAAAGATGAACAAAGTGCCCTCTCGCCTCAAAAGTGTACAACTTGACATCACGTCCGCTTGGTCGTATAATACGTCCAAATGGACGTGATGAAGGGAACCAATATTATGAGTGGTGGAATTTTAGATAGTTTTCAAACGATAATTCCAACAGCAGCGGCTGTCTTATCGGAAAGACGACAAATGTTAAGGATGACGCAACAAGAGGTTGCTGATCAAGCCAATATAACTTTACGTCAATATCAAAGGCTGGAATCTGGGGAAAGAAATATTTTGACTTCTTCTTTTGGCTTGGCGTGTCGGGTAATTGAAGCTCTTGATATGGATGTTTCTAAATTCTATCATGGTGACTATTACCTTGAAGAACTGAAAACTATTGAAGGAAAATGATTTGGTGACAGGGGAGAACATCAATTTAAGTGACGGCATGATGCCGAAAAAAGAGCAATATAAAAAGAATTATCCCGTGGAAACAGGGAAGATAATGCGTGAAAAGTATGAAAATGGATTGATTCGGAATGAACATGAATTTAAGGAGGTGCTGAATAATGTGCTATTTAGTAGCAAAAGATCGTAATGCACATGGTTGTTTTGCTCTAAAAACGACGCATGGGAAGCATCTGGTGGAATTAAAAAGAGAATTGAACAAAGAGGTTGGATATAAGGGAGTACAGCTTGTAACAATCAGCAGGCCAACAGCGTATGGTGAGTATGCGCCTTACCACTTTGTGGATACAGAACAGGAATTTCAGACTCTTGTAAAGGGTCTTCGTCCATAAAAATTAAGAGATAAGCCCTACAAGGATCAAATTGGTTCAAAACCGATTTGAAAACCTTGTAGGGCTTATTTATTTGCAAAAATTTTTGTTCCTTACTTGACAACCGCATATGGGCAACCAGAGAAAAGCCTGATTTCATGCGGGTTTACGCGGCTTGACCTTTTCACCTCAACCTGTTTTTGCCTGTCATGGTGCGTTACAGCCAGCGTGATTTCAGGTGCTAATGGCTTCTGGTTGCGCTCTATACTTAACCCACCACAGCGAAAGCTGATAGAGCAGAAAACAGAATAAGGAGGTACGAAGGCGAGCCTGCGTATAGATTGTTGCTGCAATCTGTATGCGCGCCCGGATTTTCTGCTGACAGTGATAAACCGTGAACAGGCTCTGCGGCTGTATGACGAGGGTAAGCAGATTTATAGGAAAAGCCGCTTTTCGTTTTGTAGATCTCGGCTCCGTTCTGGTCCCGCATCCGGTCGAGAAAATACATGTAGCAGTTCTGACAGCCCTCGCTGCACTTGACGCAGCCGTGCCATGGATTCCAGATGTCGTGCAGAAAGCTCACCTTCTTTCGGTACCTATTATTATAATAGCTGCGCGGACAGGAAACAAGAGCACCCCTTGCACCGCCCCGCCGGATGTGATAGGATGAAGAAAACCATGTGAGGGAGGAACCACCATGCCGTTTCTGATGATCCGCAACGACATCACCAAAGTGGCGGCGGATGCCATTGTCAACCCGGCCAACCGGAACCTTTTGCAGGGCAGCGGCACCAGCCGTGCCATCTATCAGGCGGCAGGGGAGCAGGAGCTGACCGCCGCCTGCGAAGCCATCGGCCGTTGCGATTTGGGCAGAGCCGTGTGTACTCCGGCATTCGGGCTGTCGGCAAAGTACGTTTTCCATGCAGTCTGCCCGGCGTGGCACGGCGGCGGGTTCGGCGAAGCTGAACAATTAGCCGGTGCATACCACTCTGCACTGAAATTAGCCGCAAAGTACCACTGCGAAAGCGTGGCTTTCCCGCTGCTGTCCAGCGGGAACTATGGCTACCCCAAAGAACAGGCTTTCCGCATTGCGGTGGACACCATCACGCAGTACGTCATGGAGCACGACCTGACCGTGTATCTGGTGCTTTACGACCGGGACTCGCTGGCCGTGAGCCGGAAGCTGTTCGCCTCGGTGGAGGAGTACATTGACGACCACTATGTACAGCTACAATGATAGCCATTGGGGGATTGTGATTGGTCAGGGCTGAAAAGGGCTTTCATAATTTGCTGCAGCGCATCATGTCCTCGACGCTCCCAGCGTCCTCAAAGGACGATTTGATGGGTGTGTAGGGATAAGCTGTAAAAAGAAGCATGGACGCCCCCGAAAAGGA